CCTCACAATCATGACCCGCGAACCATTCGTTCGCATCGTCTTCATTCAGCAGATCGAACTGTCTGCCACACTCACCGCACCGAGCCATACCGGTACCTCCTACTACATACCCCAATCAGGGCACCCCAACCTTACGGCCTAGCTGCGCCGGTGTCAATCTGGCTGATGGTTAAGACTTCTTAACCTGCTATGCGGGCTTCCTGCGTGCCAGTTTGGTTAAGACTGCTTAACAATGCCCCAGGCTGGTAGAGAGCTGGAATAAAAGGCCGGAATAATAGCCGGAAATAACTTGCTGGCATAATAACTTGTGTGGTAAAGGGGCAGAATAACGGGGAATAGGGGGGTTTGGAGTGAAGGCATAAACGGCCTGGCCTAACATCCAGCGCGCAACCCCCACAGAAACCCACTTCCACCCACCACCACCGTATCATCTTTAAGATTCCGCAACCAACTTGCTCCTCACACCCCAACCACAGCAAAGATGTTACCTAGCGAGGCAATAGCAGGTCATAGCACAAGCAGGGATACCAGTCCCCAGCACAACCATACCCAGCCATGAATGAAGGTGTTCTTCTCTACTAGGAGTCCTTAGTCCTTCTCTATCCCTAGGGAGCTTGTACGGCGCCTGCCTCACGGCACCGTGACCCTCGCCTCACGGCTCAACCGCCTTCGGCGTTTTCGGGCCGAGCCCGAGGCTCACTGGCGTAAAAGTTCGCAATGCGCAAATGTAATAACCATGTAGTACAGTTCCACAACGGAGGGAGACGCAGTTATGAAGGAGATTACTATGGACGATTTTGCTTGGGCGTTTGCAATAGCGATGGGCGTACTGATCCTCATTGAACAAGCACGGTATGAGATTAAGGAAAGCCGCAAGAATAAACGGCGCTAATCTTGGATTTGACAGCGGAATAGTAAGCGCGTACCATCCCCTTGTACCCACCGGGGAACATCAACAACCGGGGAATAAGAGATGAGAGTCTCTGCTCTTGGAAGTAGAGGGTTCGCCATAACCCGGTGGGACACTTGTATCGGTTGAGGCGGGACTCCTACCCCGTCTCCCGGTGCGCTAGTAGGAGGTAGTATGAAAATTCGAGAACTAAGGAAGGAAGCCCGTAAAGCGGTAAAGCTTCGTGGCCATCAAATTGGTAAGTTTAGCCATCTCATGGGTACTGGATGGAATGCTCATAGCTTGGCGGTATGCGGGGCTTGCGGTAAGGATGTCGCCGTCTACCCAAACCCCGCACCAAACGGCATTGATATGGCTGGAGAAGCATTGGCGGTATCTTGCTCGTGAGTCCGTTTGTTTTGCGCAAGGATGAGGAGCCAACGACAGATTTAACTTGTAATGATTGCAATGGTAAAGCGCGTGCGCTTTGGTGCGATAATGATGGGAATATCCCGCTATGCGACCCGTGCGTAGATTTGCGCCGAAAAGCTTATCGACGAAAGTACGAAAAGCAATTACGGTGAAACAAGTAGTATTTTTCTTAGCTTGGCTTGCGGTGGTTGCGCTGATTCTTCAAGCTACGCCCGCCCCGGGAACCGACTCATCTCGCTTCTCTGACAGGCTTTTCGCAATTCATGAGGAGGTCTTTTTTTGGCATGAAAGCATGTATATCTCCGAAACCTGGAAGCCGGATTGGAATTGGTACATAGACATAAACCGTAAAATTGATGCCTTTCAAACGGAGCTTGACCGGTTACCTAATTCAGACTGCGCCCGGCAAGCACGGTCAATTGCGCAATTTTCTGGCCCATGGTTGGCCTATAACCCGGCCGACATTGCTTCTATTGAAGCAAAATGGAAGGTGGTTATTGATCAATTGCCATTGACATGTGGGGAATTTTAATGAAAGAAAAACAATGTAAAAAGTGCAAAGATTTTTGGCCGGCAGATACGCAGTTTTTTTCGCCGGTAAAAAGCCTTGTCTGCCGAGCGTGCCGCTCTGATGAGCGTAGGGAGTTTAAGAAGGCGGCTAAAGAAAAGAAGGCAGCCGATGCGGTCTAATCGCCCAGAAGGAGCGCCGAATAGCAATGAGGTACTTGAGGCTATCCGTAATCACTTTAACGACTGGAACCAGGCACCAACCATTACAGAGCTGACGCAGCGCCTAAACTGCGGCAGGGGTACCGTGCAGAGGGCGATAGCCCTGTTAGAGTCAGACGGTTGGCTTATCCGACGCCCACAAACCGTCCGTGGCTTAAAGATTGGGAGGATTCGATGAGCGAGACAACCGGTAGCTGTTTTTACTGCAAGCAGCCAGATCGCGTCCTAACAGGAATGCGCTGTTGTAGCGCGCGGTGCGAGCAGTTGGCCGCCAGGGCAGAACAAACCTCTCTGGATGAGTTTATGGACGACCGGTTGGCGGAGGCTAAGTTTCTTCGCCCCATCAATCCCGACCCAGTAAGAACTTTGGCAAAGGAACTCAAGCGGAGGATTTGACAGGCTAATATCTATACCCTAGGATGTTGTAACGGGGATTCCCGTCATAGAGTAGGAGGTAGCAAATGAGCTGCATGTATTGCAATCCGGCAACCAGTGAGGAAGTATTGGTCACCTACAGCGACGATGGTGACATGGTATACCCAGCAAGAATCCGCACCGATTATCGATGGAATGGCTGGGCTGTTCCCGCGTTTGATTTTAAGACCGCGCTACTCGTTGCGGCCGATACCCACAAGCTTGCGGCAGAGCACAATGATAAAGGCGACGGCGTGGAATTTGCTTCTTACAATGCCAAGCTTGATGCCTTTGTCATGAGCGGTGGTGGCCGAGACGCCACAGACGATCTTGTGGAGATTTACGCCACCTCGTGCTGTGGGCGTTATGATATTGGCGCAATGAACTGGACCTGGATGGAGCACATGCCAGAGCTTGGGAATGAGCCGGAATTTACCGCGACCTTCCCTGTACCGGTCTGATAGAAGGAGAAATCATGGCAAAGAAGAAGGAAGTCGCTGCAACCATCACCGTTCGTAAGTACGACGAAGAGATGGGTGATTCTTACGACGTAGAGGTTAAGAAGGAGCCAGTAAGCAATTGTGAGTTGTGCTCGTGCGCGGGGTGCCTTGATAAGCGTTGCTGCGAGCATCTGGCATATTGGGACACCGAGCATGGCCAGCCTGCGCGCTACCAGCTTGACCGGCTCGTTCAAGAAATTAAGAATCGAGATGCTGTAATTGCCAAGCTGAACAAGCACATTGAATACCTTGGGGCCGCTTGCGATCTTGCGCTTGACAGCCTGGAGAAGTCTCACATTGGGCCGCACCCGGCTAAAGCATTCATTCACGTAATGAAGACTGCGCTTGAGCACGACGTTGCTCATGTTTGGCGACTGTTTGCAAAGGAAGCGTACCTGTGCGAAGCGTGCCGGTGCGACAAGTGCCTGGCCGCCCTCAGGACTGTGTATAACAATGAGACAAAAAAGCACGGCTACGAAAACGTACCGGAGTGCTGCGGACATAAGCATGTCTCTGCAGACCTGCCATTTTAAAAGAGAAGGGTAAAGAGGAATGTGCGAAAAGTACAATGGCTGGGTTAACTGGGAAACCTGGAACATGGCACTTTGGATTGGCGAAAGCGATGACGAGAGCATTTTGAGGCAGGCAAACCGAGAGCTTGAAGATTTCACTAACGAAACGGAACTGGACGACAACGGGGCTACCTGCTCGCTAGCAGAATGGCTACAGGCGTATTGCGAAGAGGTGTATCTGGGTCACCTAAAACAAGAAGACCTTCGTGGTCCAGCCGGCGACGCAATTTGGTCGAGCTATTGGCCAAAAATTGAATGGCACGATATCAGCCGGCATTACATAGATGAGGCACTGGCAGGATGAAATACGATATTATGCAAGATCTTGTTATTGTGGGCGGTGGCGCATTTCTCTTATTGGCAGGCGTAGTTGCTAAAGAACCAATTAATATTATTCTGTCAGGGATATTCTTTCTGTTTGGCCTTGCGGTACTCAGCATCGATGTGCGGCGAAACAAAAAGTGATAGGAGAAGATATGGGCTGGTCGCTGGAGCAAGCTTGGGGCAGGTACAGGTTAGGGCTACTAAGCCCAAGCAGCGCAATGTGGTTTGCCTCTAACGCTTCTTGTGAGTGTGACAACTCAGATGGGTTTAACTGTTTTAATGGCGATCATCACGAATGGCGAAGGGTGATGAGCCTTGCTTTTGTAGAAGAGCCACACCCGGTTGATCCTCAAGCGTTTGACCCCTGCGATGTATGTGCCTGCGCCGGGTGCTCAAAGGGGAACTGCTGTGAGCATGAAGGGATCTGAGGTGATTGGGATGCTTGATCGTCTTCGAGATATACCGCCAGAAATTTTTTGCACCGTTGAGTATGAGGGTCAGCAAATTCGACTGCACCAGTATGTCGACAAGTGTGAGGGCTGGGACAATAAAACGCTTGAGCCATATTGCCGTCTCAGCGTTGAACTTGATGTGCAAGCTCCCCACGGATGGTTTTGGTTAAAAGACTGGACGGAGAATGAGGAGTTTGTGGCATTTTTGATTGAACAAAACGCTTTGGAGCGACATCCGACAGAGTCATACTTTATTGGCCATTTGCCAGGAGTTATGGTTACTGCCGCACGATTGAAAGCAAGGTTTTTTTATGAAGATTAGGCCGGAGTTTAAAGAGCTGCTGGAGACAGCAAAAGATCAAAACTGGCAGGTTTTTGTTCGAACCAATAACCATCTTGCGTGGGTATCCCCGACGGGTGCTAAAGTTTTTTCCTCAAGAACCCCATCAGACCATCGAGCGATAAAAAACCTTATGAAGGACTTGAAGCATAACGGTATGAGTTTTGGGAGGAAGTGAGATGTCACATGAAGGTCACTTTGAAGGGCACATCCACGTTGACTGCGACGACAGCGCCGGAGCAACCCGATACTCCGCCTGCTGGTGTTGCAACGCATTCCTTGACGCGGTCAAAGGCAGTGTTTACGAGCTACAAGAGTCTGCTCGGACCCAGGGGCTTTGCCCCGGATGCGGAAGTGACTGGTGTGCTGGGGGATGTGATGATGAATAGTAAGGCAACAGATTTGCTTTTAACCATCTTGATTGGTGGTATCATCTGGTTGCTGGTCTCTGCGGCTGGCTTTAGGTAGCAAGGAGGGAATCATGGGTACGATTTATCTGGGTATTGCAATTCTGGCAATTGTGGTTAGCGGACTGTCCGAGTATCGCCGCCAGCAGCGCAACAACAAACTTGGGGTTCGCACTGCCTTTGCAAAGAAGAGGAAGAAATGAGTTATATCTTTACAAAAAAAGACATTGATGCAGTTATCAGCGCTCTCAACCGGCGCAATGGATTTCTTCCGGGAACCAAGTTGTGGGAGGAAATTGATGGACAGCAGGTCTCAAAGGTTGGTTTTTATCACTCTTGGTATGACGGGGGCATGAAGCTCGTTTGCACAACTAATAATCGTGGCGGGCATCGGTCGGTCCTAAAGCTTCAAGCAAAAAGCAAGCGAGAGTTTTATAATCTTATTTGCGCCTACACGGCTGGTCTTGATGACGCCACCCCGCGTAACCTACGGTAGGCCGGCAAGCCCGCTAGGCATCTGTACACATTGCGGGCTGGTCTCACGAGTATGGGAGTATGGCGCTGATTCCCCAGGAAAGCAAAAATGCATTTGCGCCATGTGCATCGAAGTCGTTTTCGATAACCCTGAGCGAGAATGGCCGGCCCCGGAAGAAGACTAGCCGACAAGGCCTCGTTCTCGTGCAATTTTCCGCACCGATGGGTAAAACTTAGAGGCGTGTCGCATGGCATCTTTAACGTACTGCTCGTCCATGTAGTGGTCAGCAAACTTAAAGTATGCCCTTGCCCACTTTGGCGTATGGTTTTCATTCGACTTCACATGCGCTAGCTCATGCACAACCGTGTCTACATCGTTCGAGCACAGCGTAATCTCTCCATCCTCCGAGACTGTCTCCCCCATCGGGTGCTTTTCCCCAAAACGTTGGCGCGGGGGAACATGATAGTGAAGCCGTACCACTGTTACCTTGACATCAAAGGTCTTCATTGAGTCTGCCAGCACCTCAACAGCATCTCGCCAACCAGACATTGCCCGCTTGGGCATTTCAATGGGGATAACAAGCTCAAACGGAAGATTCTTGTACCAAGTCATCTATCGGCCTTTCTTGCGCTTGGACCCACACGTTGGGCAGACATCTCCATCAGGGGACTCATCTGCATTAAGCTTAGAGAGAAGTTTCTGTATGTCATCCTGGTCAAACGCCGTGTCGAGCAAATAGCTGTTGGCGTCTGCCTCTTGAAGCAAGGCCAAAAGCGCGTGGTCGTTCCAGCTGGCCAACTCCGCCGTTTTATTATCTGCAAGCAGAATTGCTTTGGCTCGATCATCGTTGCAATCAACCCAAAATACCGGTACTTCTTTAATCCCACAGATTTTTGCAGCTTGCAAGCGATGATTTCCCGCCAGGACGTAGCCCGTGGACTTTTGAACAACAACAGATCCAAACCAACCGTTTTGTCGAATGCTGGTAACAATAGACCCTATGTCGCCTTCTCGAGGGTTATCCGGGTGCAGAGAAAGGCTATCTATCGGCTCTATGCTGACTGGAAGATTGACCATGGGTCCTCCGTATGATACGCTCTTGGTAGGTGATGCTTACTTATGAGCATACCTGAGCTAGAGAAAATAGCCAACTGGCAAACCGGCTACGCTGTAGACAAATCATGAAGATGTAGTAAGATCGCATGAGGAGGCCCAGATGAAGCCACAGGCACACAGAGCTCATCGACGATTTTTGACAGTGCTCGTTGTGTTGGCCGTGGCTACGGGAATCCTTTCCGCAGTGGGTTCCTGGAATCCGCCAGAACCCGTCCAGGAGCCACCGGCAAAGGGTTTTTACGACCAGCCCCCAGTTCCATCACCCAAGGGCAATGAGTGGGCCCCCAAGTGGCAGAATTCCTTTCGCGTAAACGGTTTTGGCACCGTGTATGACGCCTACCAACATTCTCGTGCGTGGTATGACTCCCCTAAGACCTGGGTTTATGCCAATGAAACGCAGTGCGCCCAAAACCCAAAATGGCGCTGCTACCTTCGGGATATGGGTGGCTGGACGGCAATGGTTCGCCCTTGGAAAACCACTTTAAAGAACTTGTATGCCGCTATTGGCCCACGGCTTCGCAAATATCTAAGTGTCCCCGAGTGGCACACTGTTCCTTCCCAAAAATTACTTATTATTTCAACACACACTGGCAAATGGGTAGAAGTGTGGATTGCTGATTTTTGCGATTGTAGGCAGGGGACGCCCGGCAACTCAAAAGACGACAGCTTGATTGACCTGAGCCCACAAGTCTGGGCAGCATTGGGGGCATATAAAAATAACAAAGTCCCTTCGTGGCCTTTTACGCCAACAACGGCTGGTTGGCGCAATGATATTGAGGTTCGATTTATACCTTAATTTGACACCACCCGTCTATAAGCGTATTGTAAAAATGTTATTTAAATCTTTTGCAGGAGGTTGTTATGGATGCCAAAATGGGATCAGAGCTTGTATTTATTCTGGGTCAAATTAGCGTTGGGCGAAAAAACGCAGTCACATATAAAGATTTGTCTGAGCGAACTCGATGGAACAGCCGAGCAATTCAATTAGCAGTTGAAGAACTGCGAAATACTTGGGAACAGCCGATTTGTTCGGCATCTGATTCCCCAGCTGGCATCTACCTGGCGACTACCTCCGAAGAGCTGGAGTCCTGGGCAAATACGCAACGGGAACGAGCCCGGGCGCTTCTTAGGTCATCTTGGTCTGTTCGCAAGATTGCCAAGCGCTGGAAAGTCCAGGAGGACCAGGCTAGGCGAGATAATGCAATGCCGGGAGAAGTGACCCTGGGTCTATGACGTGTTATAGTCCAGTTGGGGCCGAGCATACGCCGAAGGTCATCATGCTGACGGGTAACGGAGGGTGAAACTCCTTCCCGGCTCCACCAAAGGAGAAACAATGCCAACGTACGATTACAAATGCACAAAGTGCGATATTATCCGAGAGACCGTGCGCAAGATGAGCGATGACTCTAAGGAACTGTGCCTTGTGTGCAATGGCGAAATGCGGGTTGTGTTTAACGCACCAAAAATTACTTACAAGGGTTCTGGTTGGGCTTGGCAAGAAAAGATCCCGCAAGAAACCCACGTAATTATGGGCGCTGATCCCTCAAAGAAGAAGTAATCTCTCGACTCAAATCAAACAGTGCCTGACCTGGGGTTGCGCCACGGCCAATAAACGACACAATGCCTGCGTCTTCACTCTCCGGGAATGCTTCTACCACCCAGTGCGGTTCTTTATCGTCGCTGTGCGCCCAATAAAAAATTTGCACTGACGGAAGCTCTTTGTTTTTCCCCCAAGATTGTTCAAAAGCTCGCCATGCGCACTGAAGGCATTGATCGGCATCTACCGGCAAGCCATATGTCCGCAGCCCATCTGGCCCCTGGATTACCGCAGCTGAATGCAAACACTCTGCCTTTTCGCTCACTAGCTTTAACTCTTTTGAGTCCATTCCCCGTCCCCCTTCGCCCGTCGCCCCAATCCCCCCCAAAGTTCTTGGACTGTGCATCCTACACCACAGAACAGTGGAGTGCCAAAACTGCGTGTGTCGTGCTTAAAAAAATAAAACGCGCCCAAATTTGAGCACAAAATCACTTGTTCCTGCCCAAGAGAACTAGGTCCCAAACACAAAGGTAGTTACTAACAAATACTATTCCCCAGAACCCTGAGTCCCTGAGCCCCCATCCCCCCCTCTCCTTAAAGGTTCTCCCCCCCTTCCCCAAAACGGGTCACAACAAAAAGTTGCACAGAGCTGATTTTGTGGAGTATGATTCCGGCATGGGAAATAAAAAGAAACGGAACAAAGACCAGAAGGCGGACCAGCCCCCCAAGGCCTCGCCCCTGTCTCTGTTCTCAGTCACGCCGATTATCGACGGCCAGGTAAACCACGGATACGTGCATTCGCTTCTGGGAATTCAGCAAGCCTGTTTGACCGTTGGCGTACCATTCTCCTGGTCCTTTGTCATCGGCAACTCCATGCTGGTTGCAGCTCGTAACCGGTGCGTCGCGCAGTTCATGGATGAAACAAAATCTACCCACATGCTGTTTCTTGACGCTGACATTTCAGTGCATTGGGAAGATGTCATGATGGCAATGATTGCGGACAAGGACATAGTGGCGCTGCCGTGCCTTAAACGAGCCATTGACTGGGGCCGCAGCGTTGGAATGATGCGCAAGCATCCGGAGGTTGCTGCCGAAGCAATTCAGGCAGTTCTTGGTACGCCAAACTTCGTGTTGGACTCCGCCGCACCAAACCCCACAAATCAAGATGAAGAGCTAGGTTTGCTTGAGGCTACGCACGCTGGGACCGGAGCAATGATTATCTCGCGGCGAGCCCTTGAGAAATACCAGAAGGCTTTTCCGGACCGCTGGTACCTTGAAGATGTCGGCGGTGTCACCCACCGAACGGTTGAATATTTCCGTTATGGTCGGCGAGATAACCATTTCATTGGTGAGGACTACACGTTTTGTGACGATTGGCGATCTATTGGTGGTAAGATCTATGTCAAGTTAAATGCTCGGTCGACACATGCCGGCCAAGTCAATCTGAAGTACGACCTGGCAGCCCTTAGGGCCCTGGCAAAGGAGGAGTAGCATGGAAGTAGCACTTTTTATTGGCGGCACTCTTTTTGGCGTAGTTCTTGGATTAGTTGCCGGATTTGGCTCTGCCATGGGGAGGATTGAGCAAGCGCGTCATGAAGGGTTCATCACGGCATTTTCAAGTTTTGCCGAAGCGGCTCAAAAGTCTATGGAAGAGCAGAAGGCAAAGGGCGCCGGATTCACCTCAAGCCACAAGAAGACAAACTAATGGCGGAAAAGAAATACCTTAAACTAATGTTGGCAACGCCAACCCTAGACGGTCGCGTCTCTGCCGAATATGCGCAATCTTTGTCAGGGCTCAAGACAGCGCTTTATCAAAACAAGATTAACTTTTCTATGCAGCTACATATTGGAAACTCCTTGCTTGCCGGAGCGCGCAACCATTTAGTCGATGACTTTCTTAAGTCTGACGCGGATTGGTTGCTTATGGTCGATTCCGACATTGCATATCGGCCCGAAGATGTACTAGCGGCACTGCCGCACCTAGACAACGCCGTAATTGGATTCCCGTGCTCAAAAAAGTTTGTTAAGTGGGATCGTGTGGCGCAAACCATTCGGGATAACCCAGATTTTCCAGTTGAGGCTATTCCGGCGATCCTTGGCGATGCAAACTTTCATCTAGGCGTCAGCGACTACCTGTTCCCAAATGACTACGGCCTGGCAAAAGTCAAATGGATTGGCACCGGAGTTATGCTTGTATCCAGGCAAGTGCTGGAAAAAATTATGAAAGAAAACCAAGAAGATAAAACCATGGTTTCCGGAAAAATTATTCATGAGTTTTTTAGGTACGACATGGAATGGGCTGAAAAAGATGGGATAAAATTTAAAGACTATTCTGGAGAAGATGTATCTTTCTGCAACCTTGCAAGGAAATCTGGAGCAGAAGTATATGCAAAACTTGATGCACTAACCACCCACGTGGGGTTCAGTCTTTATCGTTTTGACGCTACGGTAGTAGCTCTTTTAAAGAACGTTCCAAACCAGCTGGAATCGAAGAAGAAATAATCCTGGCTTCTTTAAGGGGATAGGCATATACAAGCCAGTCAGATCTAATTTCTCGGCCCGGCAAATCCTCGCCTTCAACAATTGGAACATATGCACAAACGTTGGGTAGCTTAGATAGCTCTCGTAACGTTTCGTGTGCTTGTTCACGAGTTGTCTCAAGGATTTGATCCGGCTTGGGAATTAAACCAATTTTAGACCAGCCAATCATATGTTCGGAAACGGCATCTCCAAAATCAAGGGCAACAATCATTGGTTGCGGAAGGATGACGGTTGTAAACTCCTCTTCTGCACGGATTCCGAGATTATGCAAAATAAAAGAAACGCGCTGTTTGCTGATCCCCATCATCCGACCTATTTCATTGGCGGTATAGCCGTCAAGAAACAGTTCTCCAATTTCTAAATTGCGCTTGACCTTAATTCCCTTACGAACACTCACTACAGGCCTCCACAGAGCCTTCGTGGTCAGGACACACAAAAAACGCAACGGAGCACACTTCGCACGAACGAGAAATCAAATGCTCGGCGCAAAGGTCGACACAGCCATCATCATCCCATTCGAGTTCGCTAAGCCCGGCTTGATTTGTGTTCATGAGCACTTCTTGTGCCTGTGGATATACCGCTTAGCGGCTGAGCCGCCGGCGCTAATGACAATTGACAAAATGGTAGTAATTTCATTAGACGCCATCGGCTTGGAGCAAGAAGCGCAGATTCGACCGGTTAGGACCGGTGCTTTTTTTTCTTTACTAACCGAAGTTTTTCCTTTTGGTGCCATAGCTCCTCCAGTATTGGCGGAGGGTGGCAATACGGCCCGGCAGTTCGTCCGTCGACGCACCTTGGCCCATTGCCTACCCAACCGACTGGGATAAACCCCCCGCCTCACCTTGGATCAACGTCCAAGGGCGCTGCATCGCGGTCGGAAGGCGATACCAAACCAAAGTACCGATACCAATAGGCTGGGTCAAGAAACAAAAAATCTACGTCGGCTGTGGTATAGTCCACCCATGAATCAGAGCACTCCACCTACGCCCAAAGCGGCAGCGATTTGGTATTTGTGGTCTTCTGCATTTAACATGTCCATGAAGCTTGAGCCGCGATGGGTAGACGACCTAGAGCCATATTCTGTGCAATTTCCTGGAAACTATGAATCAGGAGATTTTGTTCGGCTATCGGAAGCTGAAGCTCAATGGCTCATTGAGATGAAAACTAGGAGGGACCGTGGATAAACGAAACCTGCTCATTGTTCCAACAAGGAATCGCCCGGAAAGCGCGTTGGAGCTTTTGAAAGAATTTAATACAACGGCAGTCATGTCCGACATTGTCTTTGGCCTTGATGACGATGACGTTAGCGAGTATCCCGAAGAGGTCTTGGAGCATGCCGAGCGAAACCCCCGGCTTCGAATGGGCGGCACGCTCAATCTTCTTGCAACCAAATATGCAGATAAATATGACTACCTTTCTTTTATGGGCGACGACCACCGTCCACGAACGCAAAGCTGGGATCTTCGTCTTGCCAATATGATTGACGAAGGGCCCGGTATTGCATACGGAAATGATTTATTTCAAGGGGAAAATTTGCCAACAGCCGTCATGATGTCGTCTAATATTGTTCAGGCTATCGGGTACATGGTGCCGCCAGTGCTGGTTCACATGTACATGGATAATTTCTGGAAAAACCTTGGAACGGCACTTGGCCAACTTTGTTATCGCCATGACGTGGTTATTGAACACATGCACTATTTGGCAGGTAAGTCACAAATTGATGCTGGATATAAAGAAGTTAATCACAAAAGTATTTATGAAAAAGACGCAGAATCATACGGGAAGTATATGGAACAGCAATTTCAAAAAGATTTAAAGAAGATTCAAGAATGAATATCCTAATCACCGGGCATCGAGGATTTGTTGGCAGGCATTTCCAAAAGTTCTATGAGGATCAGGGCCACACAATCTTAGGCGTCGATATTATTGACTCCATGGACGTTCGAAAGTTTTTTAGCTTGGCAAACCACACAAAGTTTGACCTGGTAATTCACTTAGCAGCGGTTGTTGGCGGAAGGGCAAAGATTGAGGGAAACCCCCTATCGGTTGCCGTTGATCTTTCAATTGACGCGGAGATGTGGCAGTGGGCAATTAGGACAAAGCAACCACGGGTAGTGTACTTTTCATCATCGGCGGCATATCCCATTGAGCTGCAAACAAAACATTCCCACAAAAAGCTTACAGAGTCAGACTTAAACTTAGGTAATATCCGCAACCCAGATCTGACTTACGGCTGGTCAAAGCTAACCGGAGAATACTTGGCGCAATTTGCTGAGGCAGAGGGCGTGCGCACGCATGTATTCCGCCCGTTTTCCGGGTATGGTGAAGACCAGGCCCTTGATTACCCGTTCCCATCATTTATTGATCGTGGCGTTAATCGAGATAACCCTTTTGTCATTTGGGGCGACGGAACGCAAACACGAGATTTCGTGCACATTAGCGACGTAGTTCGGTGTGTTGATGCGGCTGTAAAACAGGATTACGTTGGGCCGCTTAATATTGGTACGGGACACCCAACAAGTTTTCGGGAGCTGGGAGAAATGGTTGCCAAGGCAAGGGGGTATTTCCCAAAATTTCAATTCCTTACAGATAAGCCTGAGGGAGTGAATTGGCGGGTGGCCGACATATCCGCTATGCTCACGGTGTATACGCCAAAGATTGACTTGGAAACAGGAATTAAACGCGCGCTTAGCGCAAGGGAGTAGCATGAAGACTGTTAATTACCCAGAACTTGTAGTTGGGGGCATTTTGGCACCAAGGGGCAGTTTTGAAGAAGAGTTTCAAGCAATATTTTCAGAAGCCCTTAATCTTCTTATTCGCAAACAAGCACGCTATGGAAATACGAACATCGAACAGCTGGGAATTCATGGGGTTATAAGCCGGATTGCTTTTGACAAAATTTCTCGAGCTCAAAAATTTTTGCAGGGCCGAGTCATTGATGGCAAAGTGATTCTTGACACAATAGACGGAGAAACAGAAGAGTCCCTGGAAGACACACTTATGGACATGGCAAACTACTCTCTAATTGCAATCTCTCTCTTGCGCGGAACTTGGGGAAAGCCATTAGCGCAAGGGGAGACTGATGATTTTTTTGTAGAAGGAGATTACAGGGGCGACAGCAAGTGAGCTCTTTGATGACTTTTGATGACCTCGAGCAAGAGCTTGAACTAATGTTCCCGGGCACTAGTCGAAAAGTTTCTGCCGATAAACTTTCAGAAATCATGCCAAACTTTACTGCAAGAACAATCCAGGCATACATTTATGGGCACCGAAATATTGTTGATAAGTTTGCAGATGATTTTATTCAAGTTTTGCAGACAAAAAACCCCGAGCGCGCAAACGTGTTGCGCGAAAGGTTTGCATCACGGCCAAAGGATGTCCAGGAAATTGCCGCCAGCGCTAGGCACACAAAACTGCAAATGGCCATAGATAAAATGTGCATATCATGCTCTGGTAACACCCCTGAAGATGGTGGCTACTGTTGGGACAAAACTTGTCCGCTTGCGATGTTTACAAAAATGCCGTTGCGCCATGAGGTCCCAGATGAAGATTTTTAAAAGCGACCAAGAAAATTATCATTTAATTTTTGAGAAAGAACCCAAGACAGGATTGACTATATGGGCCGTATTTGATACAAATACACGAACGTTTAGAGCAACGGGTTTTTCCGAAAATTGGGATGACGCAGCGGTTGATGCGCGTGAAGTCATGAGGGGGAATACAAATGAAACAAAAAACCCTTAAAACGATGCGTGATGCATTTGACATGTCTGGACATTCACGCCGCCCAGACACAACGAAAGATATCCACAACACAAGCGATGAGATACTTGAGTTTGTTGACATGATGGCCCACGTAATCTGCCTGAAGAATGCAATTGTTGGACCATCCCAGGGTATGTGCACAATTCAAAAAAATAGGAAAACATCAAAGCTGCACATGTATGTCGGGGTTACGATTGGATCTAATCATCGGGGGTACGCAGCTAAACATTCAACCCTACAAGATTGCGAGTCTGCTGCATACATGTGGATCAATCAAGTGGCCGCCTCATACCAGGTTGTAGCGTGAACGAAGCCGTAAAGAGCACAGTGTTAAAAATGCTGAAAGACCGCGAAAACACTTGGGTACCGCAAAACCTTATTCAAAAAACATTGGGAAAAGACGAACGCTTTGCTCCGGCCATAGCCGAACTCAGGAAAGACGGTCACGAAATCGCAAATAAACATAATAGTGTAAACGGCAAGCAGATGTGGGAATACATGCTTGTAGTTAGGAAAGCAGCCATATCGCCAGGGTGGTACTGTAGCTCTTGCAATAGTCACATTGCCCCAGCAGGAATGCAATCAAACACATTGTCAGATCGACACTCAAACAATTATTGTGTGTCGTGCGCAAAGAAGCGCTTATTTGTTTTGAGGTAATCATGATAGAAAAAGTTGAAGACGTTCTGTACGCAGATGGGTGGGAAGAGTGCCTAGTTGGGCACGGTACAATCTTTCACGGAAGCGATGGCCCAAAAATCATAGCTATCTATGATCGCAACAAGATGGTTAAGAAGATGGCTGAAGAAATTATTGAGCAGGAACAAGGCCGTGACCAGGACCAAGAAGAAGGATTTGACCCGTACCTTGAAGCAGACGAGTACATCTCATTCAACGTAGAGGGAGCATTCATTCAGCCGGGGATGCCAGTATTTGCAACATTTGACGAGCTAGTCAATTTTAATAAAGTTTCTACGTGTAAATGCGGAAAATGTTAGCCAAGATTATTGTTGGGAATACTGCGGATTCTGGGCCTAATACCTTCGAGCGGAAGTAAAGTAGAAGCCAGATCCGCCAAGGTCTGAGGCGTAAACAAGAGCATCAACTAAGTCGTCATGAGAACCATTTGGAAATGCCATCATTTCAGCTTCTAGCTCGTCAATGCCAGGAGCATTGTTTACGTGAAAAACCTTTCCCCCTTCATACCTTGCCGCAAGTGCCCGTGATCGTGTCACCTTATCGCGGTCCGGGCGAACGGGCCTAGCCGGCAAAGTAGTGGCTGCAAGCATTTCTCGGACAAATGTGCTTTGGTGCTGCACTGCTTCAATGTTTAACGATTCAAAAAATCGAGGATCTTCAGCCTCCGGGTCAAGCCCCTTGATGGCCAAGAGACGCTGGGGCCAGCCCATTCGTGGGCCACGTGCGTCATTAATGCTTCCATCGTTGTTAAACCCGGTAAGCCAGGCACGATGGCCCTCAGTCAGCCGAGCCTTCCAGGCCCCAACGATGTAAAGGTTATGCTCGGAGTCTTCAACCACCTCTACTGCGGAGGTGTAGTCGCTGCGTTCGCTGGCTGATGATGCAAGGTCTACGCCAATGCGCCGAGCGCCTTCTGGGACACGGTCAACTCGCTTAAACCACTCATACCGAAAGATGTTTCCGCCCATAGATGTGACGTCATTTTGGAACTGCAACATAAAGATTGGCGTACCAAGCTCCATCTTTTTTTGCTCCATGTCGGCAATAGTATACATTTCAGGCCAAAGCACTCTGTCTTCCTCAAGGGCCCGGCGCTGATAATGCGCCACATGTTTAGTAATTAGTTCGGCGTAAAAATCATCCTCGTGCCAACGAGTCCCAATGTACCAACGTTTTGCTTTTGGTACAAGCATGGGGTCAACAACCTGCCAGTAGGTTTCGCTTGCTTTCTGTCGCTGCATAGCAGTGGCATTTTCTTTCATGCCAACCATGTCGTCTGCAAACAAAATATCAAGACGGGCACCAGGCTTAATTGATCCAAGGCCATCGGCAAAACAAGTTGAGTCTTTTCCAAGGTTTGCTCCTTTTACAGTCCAAACTTCGTCAGTCCATTTTGAACCAATAACCCCACCTTGCGCCCAAGGAAAAACTTCAGCAAAATGCGGAGACTCAATGAGAGTCTTTATTGCCCTGGATCGAGCAAGTGCGTCAGACATAACAGCAGTAAGAACGCCAATCCGAACTTTTCCTTTTGTTACGCCAACCATACGGGCAGCACGGTGGATGAGCTGTGTAGTCTTTGCATGTCCTCGAGGCATTAAAACAAGACCTCGGTCGTTCTGGTCAAGAAACTGTTCCATTTCTCGCAAATGGCGAGGAAAGACCAGGCCGCTGATATATTCGGCAAACGCAGCATCCGAGGTTTGCGCCTTGACGCGCAACCATTCCCGATAGCTATTGTTAACGCTCTTCGGCTGTTCCATCAATCACCTGAATTTGATCCGTAAGCTCGTTGGCCCACATAGTAAGGCGTTTTGCTAAGTCCTCAGGGGCAAGCGTATCAATTTCATGAATGTTCTGATTAATTTGAATGGCAACATTTGTGCTCCCTGCTTTGATTTGAGAAAACTCATTGGTATATGCGCCGGTAAGCTTTGCCAGTCGATCAATGACTTCAAGTTGCAACTTCAAAAACATGGCCTCTTCCTTGGTTCCTCGGGCCCTTGCGGCTCCGCCAGCTGCCATTTTCCCCACTAAGTTTGCTCGCTGGATAAGCTCCATGCGGCTAGAGGCGGCATCGGGGCCTTCTTCTGACCATTGTTTCCGAATCACATAGATATGCTTTCGCACGGTTTCTGTAGATAACTGCATCGCTGTGGCGATTTCCGGCAGTGGCACACCTTGAAGGTGAAGCCCTTTAATCTTTTCCCGTAGAGCAGATAGCTGCTCGGCGCCAACGCGCCCACGCTTTGCCATAGTCGTAGTATACTGGCCTTATGACTGAAAACCGGCCCTGTAATTTCTGCGGTGAATTTTCCCCAGATGTTGCATTCAAGTGTACAAAGTGCAAAAAATACAAAGATTTATGCTCGTCTCACGGCAACAAGAGTGCAATATGCTACGATTGCCGCTATACGGATGAGATGGTGCGGACCTGCTTAAACTGTGGGCAGGAAATGCGGGACGAGAAGTGCAAGCTAGTTTGCCAGTGTGGCTACTTTGCTTCGTGCTCCGATTATTATTGAGGTGGCTATGATCCGAGCGGCAATTACCGGAGGCGACCTCCAGCGAATCCTTGCCGTTGACTTTGCTCAATACCCAAGCATAAAAGAAGCTTGCGAGCACGCTTGCGTTGAATATGGGCTAACGGCAGAGACCATGCGCTGCTACGCGTCCGGAGGCGTGCCCATGAGGAGCCGGGCATACCCGAAAATTCGAAAACGGCTAACAGAGATTGAGCAGGAGGAGGTCACAGCAATGGTTAGCGTGACAGTTGCCAGCAAAAAGCTTGTTGAGTCTCTTACGGCCCAGATTCAAGCATACGAGACAGCAGCCGATTCACTGCGTAAGATTAGGGACACCATCTCTCGATAATCTAAAAAAGGGGTTCCACATGGCTGCATCGACATATCATATTACCGCCGAACAAGGAACCGACTATACGGCTACGCTAACTTACGCCAACTCTTCCGGCACGCCGATTAACATTACAGGGTATTCGGCAAGAATGCAAGTTAGACGTTCTACTGGGTCACCTGACGCGATTTTGACTCTTACCAACGCAAGCGGAATTACGCTTGGCGGTGCCGCTGGGACTGTTGCTATCGCTATCTCATCCGCCGCATTGGCGGTTGTAGCCGCAGGAAATTACCAATATGACCTGGAACTTGTCTCTGGTGCTGGCATCGTCACGAAGCTAATCTCCGGAGACTTTACCGTCACCGGAGAAGTAACCCGATGAGCCCCGATGTAAATATTGTTGATATAGACCTAACTGTCACCGAACAGCCAGGGAATATAGTTACTGTCTCGCCAGCTGCAAATACGATTACCGCTAATCAAACCACAAATAGCGTCACAGTAGCCTCAGTAGGGCTCCAGGGCCCCAAGGGCGACACGGGAAATACCGGAGCGATTGGATCAACAGGTTCACAAGGTCCGCAGGGGCCACAGGGCGAAACCGGTCCACAAGGCCCGCAGGGAACCGGTGCATCTCATACAACCTACACGCACAACCAGAATACCTCATCTGCTACCTGGACAATCACGCACAACTTAAACTGTTTTCCTTCAGTCATGGTTGTAGATTCGGCTGGTAGTGTGGTTTACGGAAACATTGAGTATCTTGATGCCAACAGCCTTCGATTGACGTTTGTTGCCTCTTTTGGCGGCAAAGCCTACCTAAACTGAGGGGGAAGACGTGAAGTTCCTAACCAACCTAGACCTCCAGAAAAATGAGCTGCAGAACGCTTCAATCCAGAATCTTGCTACCGATCCGGGTACGCCTATTGCGGGTCAGATTTATTACAACACTGTTTCTAACTTAATCAAGGTATATAACGGTACGGCGTGGGTATCTCTTTCAACCGGCGCCGGAACCGTCACTTCCGTTAGCGCCTCTAGCCCGCTTGCATCTACTGGCGGAAATACGCCAACCATCAGCATTCAGGATGCCTCGACTACTCAGAAGGGTGCCGTTCAGCTCACAGATTCAACGAGCAGCACCAGCACCACGACAGCGGCAACGCCAAACAGCGTTAAAACGGCTTATGACACGGCTGCTGCCAAGGCAAACCCGTCAGACGTTACGTACATTGGTACGACCAGCGTCGCCCTTAACCGATCTTCAGCAAATCTTGCGCTTACCGGCATTTCTAGCATTACCCTTCCTGGATCTACCTCTGGCAGCGCCCAAATCATCCCTACCGCTATTGCCGGAACTGGCACCGTCATTACTCTTCCTGCTACAACTGGTACGGTTGCACTGACCGGAAACAAGCTCAGCGTATTTGCTGCAACATCATCTTCTGAGCTTGCCGGAGTTATCTCTGATGAAACTGGTAGCGGTGCATTGGTTTTTGCCAATAGCCCAACGCTTGTTACGCCAACGCTTGGAACTCCAGCCAGCGCTACACTGACCAATGCTACCGGCCTTCCAATTAGCACCGGTGTGTCTGGTCTTGGAACCGGTGTTGCCACGTTCCTTGCTACCCCATCGTCAGCAAACTTGGCAAGCGCCGTCACCGATGAGACCGGCACCGGAGCGCTAGTCTTTGCAAATACGCCAACGCTTGTTACGCCAAACATCGGCGCAGCTACCGGTACAAGCCTGACGCTTTCCGGAGACTTGACCGTAAACGGAACGACCACCACGATCAACTCAACAACTGTTACAATCGACGATAAAAACATTGAACTTGGCTCTGTCGCCAGCCCAACAGACGTTGGGGCCGATGGCGGTGGTATTACCCTTAAAGGCGCCACGGACAAGACGTTTAACTGGGTTAACGCAACCGGAGCATGGACCGCATCTGAGCACCTTAACTTGCTTACTGGTAAGGCGTATTACATCAATGGAACGTCAGTTCTTAGCAGCACGACCCTTGGTAGCGGTGTTACCGGCTCCAGCCTGACGTCGGTTGGAACCATTGCAACCGGCGTGTGGCAGGGTACGGCCGTTGGTATCTCCTACGGCGGAACTGGCGCGACAACTGCCTCTGGCGCTCGAACGGCTCTTGGCCTTGCTATCGGCACGGACGTTCAGGCCTACAACAGCACGCTTGCGGCGGTGGCTGGCGGTACCTATACGGGATCAAGTTCGATTACAACGTTGGGAACAATTGCCACCGGCATCTGGCAGGGTACGGCTATCGCTTCCACCTATGGGGGTGCACTGCGCTACAATACCAGCGCCACCTGGGCAGCTGGAGAAGCCAAGACGGTTACCCACAGCCTTGGAACGAAGGCAGTAGTAGTTTCCGTGTACGATTCAGGTGATGCCGTGGTGTTCTGCGACGTCGTAACGGCAACCACCAACACCCTGACCGTAACAATCAGCCTGGCTGGGACATACCGAGTTGTCGTTCTAGGGTAAGATACCCTTATGGTAAAAATTCTTGCTGACGTAAGTCTTTCAACTTCAGCCGACGACCTTACGGTTGGCGGCACGATTGAGCTTGGTAACGCAACAGATACTACCCTCTCTCGATCAGCAGCAGGAACGCTTGCCGTAGAGGGTGTTGATGTTGTAACCACATCAGCAACACAGACACTTACCAATAAGAGTCTAACAAGCCCGTCACTGACGCAAGTTACAATCGGCGGCGGAGACACAACAACCTCAACGGACACCGCAAGCATCAACGCCGTTGGCTACAACCAACGAGGTGGTGCTGGTTACCATGGATTCCTTGATGTGAAAAACACTTTTGGATCTGCTACAAATCCAAAAAAGTTTTTCCGCCTAAACTCAACTGGCGGATTAGAAATTATTAACAATGCTTACACAACAAATATTTTTACGCTTACTGATAGCGGCCAACTAAGCGTTCCATCAGCAACAATTGCAAATAACTTTGCAATCACAACGCCAGTATATGGAAGCTATGATAAGGGAGGTTCAGCAGATGCCACAACAATCACGACCGCTGGAACATATTACGCACTAACAAATGCTGAAGTTAGTTTCACGCCACAGTTTGTTGGGCAAAGATTTTTGCTTACATTTACTGCATATGCATCGCTAGTTACAACAACTATTCAGTATGCATTTGTTCGTGCAAATATTACTGATGCTTCTAATACTATTGTGGGAAGCGACTTAGGATTTAGCCGATCTGATAACTATGGTCAGTCTGGTCGTGGATCAGCAGTTGCCTTTACGAAGATTTGGGTAGCAGATACAACAAGTGCTCGCAAGTTTAAACTTTACGGAACCGTACAAACCACTAACGGATTAACATTAAGTCTTGCGTATACACAAATGACAGTAATGTCGATCAACTAAGAAGGTAAATATGTGGGAATTCATCTGCTCCATTGAAAATTGTCCAGCGCATGGTAAGATACAACAAGTTCCGTTCCAGCAAATGTATCTTTGCGAAGGATGCGGGGCAATGTATCAAAAGCCAAACGGCTGATAAGAAGGAGTAATCATGGACCAGCGAATCACAACCGAGCAGTTAATTTACAAGATCGGCGCGCTTACGCTAGAAAACGATATCTTGCGCGCGCAGATTGAACAACTGCAAAAGCAAGTTGCAGAGCTTCCAAAGCCGGAAGAACACGTTTACCCAACAACAACGGTCAGCTTTCAAAGCATCAGCGATTAATTAGCTAATCGTTTTGTATTAAAGAGTCTGTCGGTTTTTGCCGGCAGACTTTTTATTTGTTGAACGTTAATCTTTCATAACATATATTAGGCACGTCAATTCCCTTTGCGCATAGCATGATGAGGTGCCAATGTGACGTCCAGCCAAGTCGACAAAATTCTTGAACGCCTCGAAAAAATCGAGGAAGAAATTGCTGCCATGCGTGTTGAAATGGCAGAAACTCGTGGTGCCTACCGACTTGCCAAGTTCATTATTGGCATCCTTGGCCTTACCGGAATTAGCAGCTTTGTTGCTTGGATGGCAGGGCAGGGCAAATGAATACAAAGCTAATGGCAATTGCTGCAGCAATCTGGCTTATCTTAGCAACTCTTACTTATGGACTAGTTGTTAATTCGGTTGCAGCAAATCAAAATAGCTATGTCGACCGAACGCAAGATTTTTGGATTACCGTTCCAGAGCAAAGCCTGCTTCATATCTGGACTGACCTTTGCGATAACACCAACAGTGGCTGGTGCGACGGAATCGTTGACTCCATGCTGTGGCTGTACGATGATCAAGGAAATTTGATTGCTGCCAACGATGACTCGTACACTGAACACACGGGCGGATATTCCCTTGCTTCAACAATACGAATTTCTGTTCCAGCAGGGAATTATCGCATTCGTGCGGGCGTATGTTGTGGCGATCCAGCGGCCGACCGTTTCTATGGCAATCATTACTACATGATCAGCAACTTTGAGGCTGAGCTTGCTCCCGGGACACCATCGGCAACGTGGACCCCAACACCACCGCCAACGCCTACGCCAACGCCTACGCCAACGCCAACCCCTGAGCCAACCCCAACGCCCGTTCCAGACCCATACCTAAACGCCCCAACTGGACTGCTGGTAACTGTTTATAGCGATGGCAGTGTTTCCCTCATGTGGAATGCACCAGAGGCAAGCGGTACGGATGTCGAGAGATACGCTGTCTTTTGGACTACCGGAGACGCCCTCGGCTGGGGGGCCGCATCACTTGAAACAAACATGACAATTGCTAACGGTGTGTTTATTCAGACCGGTGGCGTCAACGCAAATTACACATTCTGGATTAGGGCTGACAATGACACCCTTGGCGTTTATTCGCCCTCATCGGTGCCGGTTTCTGTGTTTGTTCCTGCGCCTCCGCCACCAACCCCAAGTCCTACACCTGAGCCAACCCCAGAGCCGACTTCTGAGCCCACGCCAGAGCCTACCCCCACTCCGACACCAGAACCGCCAACGCCAAGCCCCAGCGTGGCTCCTACCCCCCTTCCAGAGCCTTCTGTGACGCCGTCCCCAACACCGCGTCCAAGCCATAGCCCGGAGGTAACCCATGCACCAGTTTCGTCCCCGACTCCCACACCCGAGCCGACGCCCGAGCCGACGGCCACCCCTACGGAATCTCCGACCCCTTCTCTTGATCCCAGCCCTGTACCTACTGACACACCTGGACCCATTGATCCGGGTGCTGCTGTGGGGGCGGTAACGGGGGCCGTTGGGGAAGCTGCCGCAGCTATTGCCGACACCATCAGCAATAGTGTAGAAAACGTTGGTAAAGCTGTCACTGCAATTACCAATCTTGGCAAGGACCTTTCACCGGAGGAAAAGAAAAAGGCCGCACCGGTTGTGGTTGCGGCTGTTGTGGTGACGCAAGTAGCCCAAGCTGCAGCAGCTGCTGCAAGCGCGGCAAGCGCTGCTCGAACGACTGGTGGGGGCGGCTCCACCTCGTCCGGCGGTGGAGATAAACCAAGGAGAAACCGCAAATGATTAAAAACGCAGTAAACGATATTATCTCTGGTGGCTGGACAATCTTTGGTTTGGCCATCGCCTGGGCGGTGCTTCCAGAGGGCGAAACCCGCGACGTAGTGGGATCAATTTTGCTTGCCCTTACCGGAGCATGGCTCATTACCGGCCCTCTTCGCTGGCGCGAAGACGACTAATCGTTCTTAAGGCATAAAAAAGAGGAGGGGCCTCACGGGGCCCCTCCTCTTTTATTGTATCCTACGGAGATCAGCCCTGATGACCGTCGTCCTCAAGGTGCTGGAAATCCGCATGATCTTCATTGGCAAGAGTGCCGGCGAGCTGATCAGCAATTCCATCCCCATTGGTATCAATTGCACTGCCCGTAATATCAGCCGTGCTTTCGGCAGCGGCCTTCTCTTCAGCCTTAGCAACCTTTGCCTTGCCAACTCCAAACTTGGAGTCTTCAGGATTTAGTGCACGAACAATGACCTGCAAGCAGGCGGCTAGTCCGGCAGAAACTACTACCCGGAAATCACTGCCTGAGATATCGAGCAGAGGAATTCCAAGTCCAAGGGCTACGGCAATTGATGTTGCGATAAACGCGCGCATGGCCTCCAAAAGCATCTCATCGATACCTGTGTTTGCCATGATCCATAGAACTGCGTTCTTAATGGCGCTCATGTTTACTCCTTCTATTACTTTCCGCAAGCCTGGCATACTGCCGGCTTGGCTGGCGCAAGAGCCGCAGGGGCTACCGGCGCTGCCGCAGGCTTAGGCGCAACCCAACCCTTTGGCGCTGAGATAATGATAACATGCTGCCATGCTGGAGCAATGTGTGCTTTGCTGACTCGCTTTGAATCTGCAAGAGAAAAAAGTTGAGCTTCTGTAATTAAAACGCCAAACTCTTCTGCTCCTTTACCCTCTCGGGTTGGGCATGCCCATTGCCATCCATGATCTGCGCACCAAGCAGCAGAAGTCATATGGCCATAGCCATCTCGAATATGCGTTGGATCTTTCTTGTAGCCGCCGCCACCTGGCCCCCACCATTTTGCCCACTTTCGGTGCCAAGCACTAATTTCCAAACCAGCTGGGTATCCAATTGGTTGCTGCACCCAGACACCAAGGGCCGCTCCAGCTTTTGCAGACGCAAGAACGTCTTCCCAGCTAGTGGCAAACCGGGCTTCGGCGCCAAGCACACGAGCAGTCTTGATAAGGTCGCCAAGTGACGAACCGTTATCGGAAACACCCTGCTTATCAACCTTGCCGGTTGCCTTTGCCTTAGCGGCAACCCCGTCAGAAGCGCTAAAATCGTGACCAGGGGCATACTGAAACACCCATGACACTGCTGCGGCCATAGAAGATGGACCGCAATCGTCCAAGATTCCCTGTTTAATTGCCTCAGCGTCAGAATAGAGCTGGGACTTTACCTTGTATCGCATGGAATACCCCCTTTGTTATGCCTGTACGGCTAGGAAAGAATACGGTAAATAATCGAGCTAGGCACCGGTTTCGAGTTCTGCTAGGCGAATCTCAAGATCATTAACACGCGCATATAGAGCGGCAATTAGCGCGGTCGGATCAATTGTATCCACTCGGCCTTCGCCGTCATAGCCAACTGCGTGCGTAAGCCCAGCGGCCTCAACCTCTTCTGCGATAAATCCCAGTCGCGTTGTGCCTGCCTCTTCTGGAATTGTGCTTTCGTAATGCCGTGGTTTAATCTTTTTTGCGGCCTCTAGCACTGCCTCATCGGCATCAACAATATTTGTTTTGTACCGTGCGGACGATGTGTTTCGGCGCAATTCATAGTTAGTGCCGCTAATCAGTACCCAAATAGCGGCGTTTGTTGTGGCCGTAGTGCCAGTTGGGGTGTCATCAAGAATAACGCCACCGCACAAAATGTTGGCTCCCGAAGTTAGCGTAGTACCTGACTGCACTCCCGTTGCTCCGTACACCGTGCTGTTGCCATAAATTGGGCCAGTAAAACGCGTGTTGGTTCCATCGTCGTAGATATATCGGCTTGCCGTAGAACCGTTCATTGGATAAATACGGGAGGCCCATAGTTGGCCGTAAGTTGTGGTAGAGATTCCGCTGAGAATCTGCACAATACCAACCCCGCCGCTTTTTACGGTAGCGTACGCTGTGCCGCTCTTATCGTAAAAAGCTAGGCGCGGGTTAGTGCCATTTGCAACGTTTGAGTCCTGTATCAATACCTGCCCGCTAGAAGCACGTAGATTAAGCGTGCTTGATAAACCGGCTTCGCTGATTAAGTATGGGCTCCACATAGCAGTAGTTCCATAAAGGTTGTTTGCCGTGATATCTCCTGCTGATGTTACGTTTGGAAAATTGGCACTACCATCGCTTGCAACAGATGCAAGAACGGTGCCACCGACATTAAGCCACTGCTGAAGGTTTCCTGTCTGGGAGGTAATTCCTTGAACTTGTAGGGGCACAGCTGCAGCAGAACCACCAGTAGTTTTGCTTTGAATAATTACAGACCCAGTTGAAGATGGCTTAATATAAATTTTTCCGTCCGATGAGGCGAATTCCATTCGTGGGTTTTGTGTTCCGCTGGATCCGCCATTAGTCCCAGATTGATTCGGTGCAATAGTAAGCAGGCCAGAAGACAACCAAACATTTCCGTATCCGTAGGTATCTGGTGATGTTTGATCAACTAACTGGAGCTGAATTGGCCCTCGATCAATACGCACTTCTGATAGGTCTACGGTCCTTGCTGTGCCGCCGACAGTAGTCCCGACAAGAACCCCAACACGGATACGAAGATAGGCACCATTTTCTGGAACAGCTCCGTTAGCCATAAGCAAAGATCCAGGATCTGACCACGTCTCTGTTCCCCACGTGGAGCTAAGATCGCTCAAAAGCTTTGAGCCAGGATAAATTCGGGCAAATCCGTTAGTAAACGTGGCACTACCAGCTGCAACTGATTGCGTTACCGTAAATGTTGTGGACGTTGCTGAGTCAACGGTTACTGGGCTATCTGGAGCCCCAATATTGTACTGAGAAAGACTTGAACCTCGAACAAAAATTCGATCCCCAGCAACAATCGTATTATTGGTATCTGCTGTGTAAGTATATTGAAGCGTAGTTGTATTATTAACAACCGCAGTTACCACCACATGCTTAGGGCCCTGCGTCCCTGTCTTAGTCGTCGGAACACCGCTTGAGGTGGCATTTGTAAAGTATTGCGCGTCTTGATAAACAAGAATAGACGTATCGCTTGCACTTCTATTGGACCATGCCGCTCGTGGTTGATACGTATATGATCGTGCATAGCTTCCGGGAACAGCGACATAACGCTCGATATATGCATAGTCCCCAACTGCTGCGCTTGCAGGAATTGTGAACCTAAGGACATACCCAGAGGCGGCAGAGGTTGATGTAACAACTTGAGCATACGGCTTGTTGGCCGAACCGCCATCTGAATACGTCCAATATGGCAATGCATTGGTGGAGTTATTAATGTTGGAAGAAAGCGTGGGCGGGGTGGCTCCAAATGAGCCGTTTTGAATGCCGGTATAAATACCATCGCTAACAGATTTGCTTAAAGCGTATGACGATCCGCCGGTAGAACTAGTAGAAATCAAGTCAACACCATTTTCGTTAGTGATGAACTTTTGCTGAATGACAAGCTTATCGGTGATGTTTCCTGACGTGCTCAACAAGAAGTTTCCAATGGAGATGCTCCCGCCAGTTACCGTAAGATTCGTGGCCGTTACTGCGCCGGTATTGGAAACCCTGAAAGGTGCAGATGCGGCGGTAGAGCTTCCGGCATAAATAGCAGGATTCGTTCCGCCACTATCAAGTCCTACAGTTGTTGAGCCAGATCCTGACGTAAGGCTTGAAGAGCCAAGCGTCCAACCACCGACTGCTCCGCTTGTTGCAGTTAATGCTCCCGCATTGGTGACTCGGAACGGAGCAGAAGCGGGTGTGGCACTACCGGCGTAGATTGCTGGGTTTGTTCCGCCGGAATCAATGCCAACAGTGGTACTACCAGAACCGGCCTTAAGCGACGTCGAGCCAAGCGTCCAGCCACCGACTATTCCGCTTGTGGCGGTCAGTGCCCCGGCATTGGTTACCCTGAAAGGAGCTGATCCTGGCGTCGCGCTTCCTGCGTAAAAGGCCGGATTGGTTCCTCCAGAGTCAACGCCAACCGTAGTTCCTGCTGAGCCTGCAGTGAGCGACGTTGAGCCAAGTGTCCAACCGCCAATTGAACCGCTAGTTGCTGTTACTGCCCCGGCATTAGTAACCCGGAATGGGGCCGAGGACGGCGTGGCACTACCGGCATAGATTGCCGGGTTTGTTCCGCCGGAATCAAGGCCTACCGTTGTACCAGAGGAGCCAGCCTTAAGGCTTGTCGAAGAAATGGTCCATCCACCAATCGAGCCAGATCCTGTGGCGGTTAGCGTAGTTGCCGTTAGTGCACCGCTAATGGTTGCACCTGTTGCGCTTAGCACACCTGCAGTGTTAACAGAAAATTCAGCAGAGCTTGGATTTGAGTCACCAGCCCAGAATCCTTGGAACGTTGGACTTGTAGTGTTTGGGT